ACCGCCGCCGCCGCCGCCGCCGCCGCACCGGCAACGCCGAGCATCACCGTGCGCATCCGGCGCAGCGACCGGCCAACGCCGCGGGCCAGAGCCGAGGTCCGCAGCGCGTTATTTAGCCGCCGCACCTTGGCGAAGGCGGCCCGGGCGCCGTCGGCGAGCGGGCCGCGTAAGACTTTGGCGACGCGGCGAAACGGCGCGGTCGCCTTGTCGACCGCCTTGAGGATGATCGCCAGCGAAAAGTTACGGCCTCGCGCCATGTCTGGAATCCTCTTTCAACCGCTCGTCGGCGAGCTCGGCCCAAAACCGGAGCTCGTCGCCGTCCATTTCGTTGAGCGCGGCCGGGGCGACATAGAACGGCGCCCCGGCCAACAGCTTTACGGCCTCTCGCCCGTTGGGCGGAAACTGCTGTAAAACCCCACCACAAGGCTCGCCACTTCGGCCGCGTCCTCGCCGTCGAGCTCGTCGATAACCGAGGTCGACACGCCCGCAAGGCGAGAGGTCAGGGTTATCATGTCGTCGCCCTTCACGTCGGCGTGAAAGCCCCCGTCCGCGTCACCGCCGAGGCGAAGCGTGATCCCGCGAACATCCTTGAACTTGAGGCGGCGGAATTTGAGCTCGGTGATGGTCTCGCCGCCGTGCTCAATCGGGAACTTGAGAATGTGCGTGTGCCGGCTTTCCATGCCCTAGACCTCCTGGGCCGAGACGCCCTCGAGGCGAAGCTGAATTTCGCCCTCGGCCGTCGTCACGTTGCCGTCGCCCGCATACCACGCCTCGCGGAGCACGATGGTTTTGCCGTTGGCGAGCGCGAGGGTCGCGGTCGCGCCGCCCTCCTCGCCGAGGCGCAGCACCTTGGCGAGGTCCAAGGTCCCGCGGTCGGTAATGGCGCCCTCGATAAAGGGCGCCTGCGGGGTCGACTTGAAGCCATGCACCCCGTCGGAGCCCACCACGGCCTCGCGCTTGTCGGCGCCGAGGTTGTAGGTGAAATCTCCCTTGGCGTCGTAAATCTCGCCGTCCACCGCGAGCTCGAGGCGGCCGCCGATCAGATTCGGATTCGTCATTTTTCAGCACTCCCTCAGAGGACAAAGCCAATCTGCGCCGCGCCGACGCGGAACTGATTGACGAGGTTGGGCGGCAGGAACCAGTCGAGCCGGTTGGGGTCGGTCGGGTTGAGCTCGACGATCAGCTCGGCCTTGAACTGGTCGAGGTCCTCGACGAGGCCGAGCTCCTGCCAGACCTGGAACCGGGCCACCGCCTCGGCGCGGCCGATCTTCGGCGTGATGATCGCCTGCCCGCGCCCCGGGCGCACCGTGTCGCCGGCGAGCTTGTGGCGGGGATATTTCCGCAAGATGTAGTTGCGGAAATCGAACCGGAGGTAGCCGAGGGTCAACGGCGTGTTGACGTCGAGATAGGCGATATCCGGCGCCCCGGCGGCGTTGGTCTGGTAGGTCGTGATTGCGCGTTGCACCCGGACCAGCCCGCCGGCGTCAACCGTGAAGGTCGAGATGCCGTCGAACAGGAGGAGATTATTCTCGGCCTGGGTGAAGCGGTCGAGCTGGGCCGGGGCCAACACCCCCTTGAGCTCGAGGGTCTGGAACGGCCGCGCCGGGTCGAGCTCGCCGTGGAAGGCCAGCACCGCGCCATAGGCCGCGGCAATGCGCCAGACCGGGGTCGGCGACCCGGAGCCGTGCATGATGGTCGAGTGCGGCGAGTTGCGACCCGAGCCGAGGGTGCCGAGCGACGCATGCGAGCCGGCGGCCGAGGTCACGGCCACGCCCTCGATCTGGCGCAGCGGCCCCCAGCGGTCGGCCATTTCCGACTCGATGGCGGTCAGGTTGGCCGGGTCGGTGTAGGGATGCGCGACCACGTTGTAATGGCGGTCGGTCATGGCGGCGATGGCGTCGGCCACGTCCGGGTCGCCGGTGCCGCCGGACAGCGCGACAACCGCGACGGTCAGGCCGGCCGGGATGACCTCGCCGGCGTAGTAGTTGAAGCGGAGATCGACGCTGTTTCCGACCGTCCCCTTGTGGCGCGCGGTCAGGTCGATTTGCTCCGGCGTCGCGTTGACAACGGCGGTCACCGGGGCCTCGGCCTCGGCATTGATCGCCGCAATCAGCGCCGCCGCGACCGCCGCCGCCGCGTCGCCAACGGCGACCGGCACCTGGACCCGGACACCGCCGAGCATCGCCGAAACCGTCCCGGCCGCGGTCGCGGCGCCGGCAAACGTGATGGTCCCGGTTGCTTCCACGCCGGCGCCGGCATCGTCGAGGGCAATGGCCCACGTCTCCATGAGCGGCGCATTCGCCAGCGCCGCGTCTGCCATTTGCGCCAGCATCGAGCCGGCACCGAAGAAGCCGGCCGCCTGGGCGGCGGACGTAACCCGGGTCGGCACCGCCTCGGCGACCGTGCCGGCGGCGAGCCGCTGGCCGATCAGGAGCAGCGTGTAGGGCATTTGCGACGCGCCCCGGACGGCGCCGGAGGCGTCGAACTCGACATAGACGAACGGCACCCGGATATTCGCCGGCACCTCGTTGAAGCTGATTGGCATTTACTTGGCCCCCTTGCGGTTGCGTTTCACCTTGATCTCGACCACGTCGCCGGCCCGGAGGCGGCGGCGCCAGTATGTGTCGATCTCGACCTCCTCGCCCTCCGCCGCGATCTGCGGGAAGGGCGCGGCCGGCTTGCGGACCTTGAGTCCGTCAGCCGGCCGCAATTGCATGCGCGCCATGTGCGGCACCTCCTCATTACTGGACTGTGAATGTGTCCTCGGCGTCTATCGGCCCGGCCGGGCCGATCTCGCCGCGGTCGTCTTTAGGCTCGGCGAGATCCCAGCCCGCATGCGCCGTCGTGAAGTCGCCGAGCACCGGCGCCGCCGCCTCGGTCCGGTAGTCGACCGAATAGAACAGCCGCTTGGCGTAGATCGTAAGCTGCGTTTCCGTGTCGACGGCGATCTCGAAACCCCGGTATTTCGTGTGCCGGGCGAGGACCGCGACCGGGTTCCCGTTGCCGTCGACGGTCTGGCGGCCCTGCAAGTGCGCGGCCGCCTCGAGGAGCGCCTCGACCTCCTCGGAGATATCGTCGACCACGTCCTCGCCGGGCGTGGCCTTGCTATCCGCGGCGATGATTTCCACCGCCAGAACGAGGTCCCGGGCATAGACCCGCGGGCTGGTGTCCTCGTCGTCGGCGGTCTCGCTGGCGGAGTAGATCGCCACGCAAGCCCCGTCCTCGGTCAGCTTGCGCTCGAGGTAGGGGATTGTGCGTTGCGGGAATACGCCGCCCGGCGCCGTCGTCAGGCCCGCGAGGACCCCGGCGACGCCTTGGCGGATCAGCTTAACCGGGCTTGTCATCTGTCAAGGTCCAGCTCGAGGGTCACAAAGCCCGAGTCGTCCTCGTCATCATCGGCGACCAGATAGGCAGTGCCGCGAATGACAAGGCCGGAGCCCTGACCGATTTCAACGCCGGCCGGGAGATCCGCCCGGCGATAATGGAAGGCTGGCGCCGCGGCCGAGACCGGAACCTCGGTCCCCGGCTCGGCATGCTCGCCGCCCTGGTGGAAGTCGCCGGCGAGGTTGAACGGCGAGCCGGCGGTCGGTGTCACCGCCGCCAGCTCGCCGAAGGTCGCGACGACCGCCGCATTGACGAGGCGGTCGAAGTCGACCACGGGTCAGCCGCCGCCGTCGTCGCCGTCCGCCTCGCCCTTGGCGGGCTTGGCGGGCTTGGCGACGGCCTCGACGATGCCGAGCGCGACCAGCGGCGCGGCCTCCTCGGCCTTGAGCGAGATCGGCTCGGCGTCCGGGCCGAGGTATTCGCGCCCGACCTTGACCGATTTCAGCACATTGTACTTCGGCATGTCCTCGCCCTCTCTTAGGTGACCTTGGCGTAACCAACGGCGTTGACCCGGGCCGGCACCACCAGCGGCGCCGACTGCGTCATGACGAACTCGAGCGCCGGGTCGTCGTCGACCCAATTCTTCGGCCAGAACTCGAAAGCGGCATAACCCGCCTGGGCATCCTTGATCGCCCCGTGCGCCTGGTAGCCCTCGACCTGACCCCGCGACCCGAAGATCACCGAGCCATCGGCGAGCATCTTGGCCGGCGCGCCGGCGTCGTCGGTGAAAGGCTGCTGATAGGTGAAGTAATCCACCCCATCAATCGAGCCCACATAGCGCCCGCGCATGCCCTCGCCACCGGCGACGGTCGGCCCGAACTGCATCTCGCCGCCCATCTGGCGCCGGTTGTCGAGCGCCGCCCGGAAGTCCGGGTCCTTGCGCAGATAGCGCCACGCCACCGGGTCGCAGATCACCGTGTCGACGGTCGCGCCGGAGTTGCTCGAGACCAGCGCAAACCAGTCCTCGAGGTCGTCTTGCGGCAGGACGTCGGTCTGGCCCCAGCGCGCCGCGCCGGTCAGCGCGATGGTCAGCGCCGCGGCGCGGCCGTAATCGACCTCCGCCTCCGGGTAGTCCTCGCCAGAGACCACAACCTTGCCGGTCTGGAGGATCTGCGCCGCCATCCATTCTTTGCGCCGGATGATCGCCTTTTCCTGATCGGCGAGAATCTCGGCGATGATCGCGTCCTTGCGCTCGGCCGGGCTCATGTCGAAGGCGAGCGACTCGCCCGGCCGCCGGCGCATCGGCCGGTCAATGTCGACCTCGTCCTTCGGTTTCAGATAGGCCGGCTCGAAAGACTCGGTCTTGAAGCCGCGGCCCTTGAGGGTCTTGCCGGCGACGCGCGGCGAGACGAAGGGCGCGAGGCCCTCGGCCCGGTCGAGCTTGTCGAACTCGACTTTCTTGGTGTCGAACAGGACCAATTCGGGGAAGAACAGGTCGAGCAGGAAGGCGTGGGGACGGTCGAGACCGTCGATCACGCGAAGCAGAGTGCGGGAATCGTAGGGCATGTCGGTGCCTCCTTAGCGCGGGTGACGGGTGCGAATGTAGAGCGGCGCCGAGGCCGCGCGGAACGCCGCCTCGACCGTGGCCGGCGTATGATCGGCCCCCAGCTTGATCTTGTCGGCGTCGAAGGCGCCGCCGAAATAGATCGGCGCCACCTGATCGCCGCCGCTGGCGTCGATATCCTCGGCGACAAAGCCGGCCGGCACTTCCGAGCCGTCGGCCGCGGCCGACAGCGAGGCGATGTATTTGCCGCCGGCCGTGACCTTGCCGACGAGCTCGCCGCGAACGAGGACCTCGCCGGAGAGGATGGTCACCGGCTGGGCGACGAGGTCGACGCCGTGAATTACCAACCCGTCCGGGTTGAAAGTCGTGATTTCGGGATTGGGCATTGGTTACCCCTCCTGGCTCTGGCCGCGGCCCGTGGCCCGGCGATGGTTGCGAAGAATGCCGGCCGCCTTGTCGCCGCCGGCATCGGAGTCGGTCGCGCCGCCGGCGGGGCCGATGTTGGGCGAGCGGCCACGCATGGCGGCCGCAAAGCCGGTCGGGGTCGCGCTGGTCGAGTGCTTGAGCACGGCGAGCGCCGCCGCCGGCTCGACCTCGGTATTGAGCGCCAGCTCGAGGGCCGCGGCCATGTTCTCCGGCCCGACACTCTCGGCGCTCAGAATGGCGCCGATGCGGTCGCGGGCGCGGGCATAGCCCCGGGCCTCGGCCGCCGCCGTCTCGTCGCCGGCCACGTCGCCGGAGGCGGCCGCCGGGGTCGCGGGGTCGGTCGCGGTCGCCGCGGGCGCGGGGTCGGTCCCGGCCGCCGCTGGCGCGGGGTCGGTCGTGGCCGCCGGG